TTCAGGTGTGTGGTTGTTCAAATATGATGACTGTCAAAGATGGCAGTGTTTCAGCTCTTGACTTAAGTAGGGTAGTTATGGTAAACTCTACACAGAAAGAACAAAAGAATGTTCTGACTTCTCAAGACATTGCCTGGCAAGAGGCAAGACGACAAAGAAAAGTTCGTAAATTGGACTTTGAGATTCGTTGATTATAAATAAACCAGTATACTAAACTGGTATGTTTGAAAATCTACCTCCAGTAGCACAAGGATCTTTAGGTTTATCTTATGCTATTGCATATTTAACTAAAAAAGGTTATAATGTTTCTGTTCCTCTTGTTGATAATCAAAGTTATGATTTAGTTTGTGAAGTTGAAAATGAACTAAAAAAAGTTCAAGTTAAAACAACTAGATTCAAACAAAACTCTAATTATTGTATTCAACTAAAATCAGTCAGAGCAAATCGAACGGAAAACAATATACATAAGTTTGACAATAAAGCATCTGATTATTTGCTTGCAGTTACTGAAGTTGGTGATATATACTTTATTCCAACCTCTGATATTGAAGCAAAAAATTCATTATCTTTAGGACCAAAATATGAGTCTTACAAAGATAGATTATAAGGAAGGTCAATCCGATTGGCGACGGAACCGCTCTTGAAAAGCGTTGAGGTGTTAAAGCCCTTGGGAGTTCGACTCTCCCACCTTCCGTTTTGTATAAATCAAGACAATAAAATCTTAAGAAATGGTTTATTGTCTACATACAACTATATGGGAATGTAGAATGGCAGGGTTTTATCTTCTAATGCTAACAATAGTTGCATTAGTTGCTTTTGCTGGTTATGATGAGACAATGAAGCTCGTCATCTATGCCGATTTGCAAATCCGATATGCGTTTGTAAAAATTCAGATGAAGTGGATGGGTTGGAAACTTAAGAGGCAACTTGTTAAGGATACGACCAATTTTGAGAAGTTTCTTAAGGAGTACGAAGATGGACAGTAGAGAAGTTTCTGATCTTTCTATCGAAAGAAAGGAATGCCCTAAGTGTGGCGCTGTCTGGATTAATGGTGAACATTATTGGACTGGAACTGGAAAAAAGGGGAATGAGTTAGATCTTGCTGGACTGGTTTGTAATAATAATGGTGATGAAACCTGCATAAATCCATGCAAAGGAATGGAAGGTGGAGTAACATGGAAGAAGAGACTTACTGAACTTGAAGAAGATTTTCCAAATGATTGATGATAAGTTAATAACTCAATCTGAGTGTCAGGAGATGATTGATGCTGCAATACGAAGACACAACCGTAATGCTTCTATCATTAGTATGTGCGTCGGTTGGGTGGTTCTTGCTTTATTTGCTGAGGGACTTTTGAGACTTGTAGGTGTTATTCCGCCTTTGCTACCATGGCTCAAAATTACATTAAACTGATATATAATCTTTTATGAATAGAGAACCAAGAGAATCCTTTTTCTGATAGTGGACTGATTTGGAGAGGGTAATGAATTCCGAGGAACAATTTACAGAAGAAGATGAAAAACTATTGCGACAAGCAATGAGATTCTTAAAGCATAGAGAACTCTTGCAAGAACCATTCGACGGATATTGGGAGGAAGATGACGATGTTTAAGTTATTACTTTGCTTCACACCATTACTTACAATCTACATAGTGATGAAGACTGCTGTATGGTTATCCGCAATCAACTCAGAACAAAAATATGTCAGAGAAGATTCCAAACGCCCACACGGACCTTATGTGGCAAATGCATATGCAGACCTTGATGAAGAGGAAGAGGAATATGGAAGTCGCACAGACTATAAATGATGCCCTTCTAGAATACTATTCTGAAAGGGGAATGGAAGTTCCTGATTGGAACTCAAAACAAGATCCACAATGGTGGATTGATTACTTAAAAGAACTTGGCATTGATCCTTCAAATCCATAATGACACATTTTATAGCAGCAGCACTCAATAATCAGATTGTATTAGGAATTTTATGTTACTTATTGATTTGTGTTCCTATCATAGGTATATGGGCAATTCATAAGTATAACTGGCAGCATTGGGCACCATTTGACAGGAATCATAAGTAGTATAAATATTTGGGAACACTTTTACTATACCCAAATGGAAAAAAGGACTTGTAAAGATTGCAAATCCGAAAAGACCTTGACAGAATTTCCGTCTGCTGGTATTATAAAGGGAGTTCAATATTACAGACACAAGTGCATTCAATGCTACTCAAAGCAAAAAACTGCGGAAAGTAGCAAAAGAATGGATAAATTTAGAGAGTATAAAAAAACTCTCAAATGCAACCGATGTGGTTTTGATGATCACAGAGCACTTGAATTTCATCACCCCAATGATGATAAGGACAACTTTGAACCTTGTGTAATTGCAAGAAATAGAAGTTGGAATAATGTAATGGAAGAGATAAACAAGTGTGAAGTCTTATGTTCTAATTGTCATAGGATTGAACACTATCACGGGCATTAGCGCAGTTTGGTAGCGCGTCCCGTTTGGGGCGGGAAGGTCATAAGTTCAAATCTTATATGCCCGATTGTCTAAATATGACAAAAATATGGACTTTTATTCCGTGGAATATTGGCAAGAGAACTGGGAAACTCTTTTGGATAGAGTAGAAACTGGGGAAATAATAGGAGTAGAAAATACTATTACTGGAGAAAAGGTAGTAATGATACCTGCTGATGATGAAATTTTACAACTTTACAAAAATCACGACGAAGCACCTTGAATTTGAACTATGACTTATACTAAAATTGCGACCGCTGTAGGTCATTATGAACAAGTTATTCCTTCCGAATTGATTGATATAATTGTCAAAGAGGTTGAGAATGTTGACTTTGATTGTTTTTCTGAGGCATTTATTGGAGATACTAATAATTCCAAAGTAGAAACTAAAACAAGGAATTCTAAAATTAGTTGGTGGTATGAAGATCATTGGGTTTCTTCAATATTCTCTCATTACTTTAACCTTGCCAATAAAAATTCTTGGGAATATGATTTAACCTACATTGAAGGAATTCAAATCACAAGTTATGATGTTGGGCAACATTATAGTTGGCACTCCGATTATGGACTCTCTAATGATCCAGACCATACTAGAAAATTGAGTGCAACTTTGTTAGTAACAGATCCTTCAGAGTTTGAAGGTGGTGATCTTGAGTTTATTGATTATCACGGAAATACTGTTGCTGCACCGAAAATTAAAGGTACAATGATTATTTTTGATTCAAGAATTCCTCATAGAGTTACTCCAGTAACTAAAGGTAAACGTATTTCTCTTGTAAGTTGGATGTTTGGACCGAAACTCAAATAACCTTTCTGGTCCAAAAGAACAAGTGGCACAACACCCTTGACTTTAAAATCCAATTCCCTTATAATTAAAAGGTAATCAAACAAAACAATGACACTTACTTCCAAGTTTAAGAAAGACATTCAAACCCTTCGTGGTGCAGCAAATGGAGATTTCTACCTTGATGTAAAGAATCCGAAACTTTATAAAAAGGTCCGCCGCTACTATGAAAACGAAGGGGTAGTATTTTCTGGTGATCCTCTTGATGACTATGAAATGCTTATGGAATATGTTCTTGCGGATCTTGAAACTGTTGAGGTTGCTTGATGAAAGTAATTAGGAAACCAACTGTTATTATGGAAAGATTTCCTTATCGTTATGTTCAAGTAGGTACATTAGAAATTAACGGTAAACCAGATTGTAGGATTCAAAAAGTTGATTCTTATACTGGACGATATCGTGATATGTATCTTTGTGATAATGAGGATCAATTTTTTCTTTCTATTGAAGACTTTGAATATACAAAGTGGTTAGACCCAGATACGGTTCCTTGTTATATTAAAGATGATGATGAAGACACGGATGGTCTATAACAGCACTGGTCGGGAGCAAACCCCTTAGTCACGGATGGACTATAACAGAACTGGTGGAGTCAATATGACCCTATTGTTTTATTGCTTTTCATAAAAGCAATTGGTGCGGATGGGGCAATCCCGCCTGGTTTCCAATTTCCAGTTAAAGAATTGGTGGCGAGCCTGAATCATTTTTTGAGAGGAGTTGAAATTTCAACTCCTCTTTTTTGATTGGTTCTAGTATCTAAATAAAAAATAATACTAAACCAGTAAAATGCCAAGAAAAACCTTTACTCAGAGACTTAAAGGTGAAAATATTGATTCTTTGCAAAATTCATCTACACCAGAGGTAGAAGTTACTCTAGAACCAAAAAGTCAAGAATTGATAGTTCATGAACTTGAACAAAAAGTTATTGCTATGGAAAATAAAATAGAAAGTCTTTTAGAAGTATTAAATCAATATCCATTCTTAACTGCTAAACATAAAGGAAACAAGTTACCTCTGTAATCTTATTGCATAAGTTCAAGTAATTTGATATAATTGGTATACTGAATATTATAATATGAAAGTTGCATTAATTACTGGAATAACTGGTCAAGATGGATCATATCTTGCAGAACTTCTTCTTAGTAAGGGATATGAAGTTCATGGAATTGTTCGTAGATCTTCTATGATCAATACTCATCGTATTGACCACATTTACAATCAAATCACATTGCATTATGGTGATTTGACTGATTCTACCAATCTTGTCAGAGTCATTCAAATAGTTCAACCTGATGAGATTTATAATCTCGGTGCCCAAAGTCACGTAAAGGTATCTTTTGAGATGCCTGAATATACGGGTATGGTTGATGGACTTGGAACTCTTCGTATTCTTGAAGCAGTTCGTCTTCTGGGTATGGAAAAGAAAACAAGAATTTATCAAGCATCTACATCTGAGATGTATGGTAAAGTTCAAGAAATTCCACAATCAGAAACTACACCATTTTATCCACGCTCACCCTATGGAGTTGCAAAAGTTTATGGATATTGGATTGTCAAAAACTATCGTGAAGCATATGGACTTTATGCTTGCACGGGGATTCTTTTTAATCATGAATCTCCTCGCCGTGGTGAGACCTTTGTTACTCGTAAGATTACTAGAGGTTTCAAGGCAATGTCTGAGGGTAGGCAGACTGTTCTCAAACTTGGCAATCTGAATGCTCTTCGTGACTGGGGACACGCAAAAGATTATGTTGAGGCAATGTGGTTGATGCTTCAACAGGATGAACCTGATGATTTTGTAATTGCTACTGGTAAGCAATATTCAGTTCGTGAGTTTGTGGAAAGAACAGCACCTTACTTTGGAATGGATATTGAATGGCAGTTTACTGATATTGGTACGGAAATTGGGATTGATAAGAATACTGGTTTAGTGCGTGTAATGGTGGATCCTAAATATTTCAGGCCATCTGAAGTAGAGACCTTATTAGGTGACGCAACAAAGGCGAAGGAAAAGTTGGGTTGGGAACCCAAGATTTCTTTTGAACAATTGGTTAAAGATATGTGCTTTTATGAGAATTAGGAGATTTTAAAAAAAATGCAACACATTTATACACAACCTCAATTTGGAGAAGATTGGTTTACGTATCCTAGATTGTATACTGAAATGGTAAATAGATTTCCTTCTGGTAGCCATTTTGTAGAAATTGGGTCTTGGAAAGGAAAATCATCTTCTTATATGGCAGTTGAAATTGCTAATTCTGGAAAGTCAATACAGTTTGATTGTATTGATCCTTGGCCAGATTGTAAGTCTGAAGGAGAATATTTCGAAAAGTTTGAAAATCTATATGAAACTTTTTTATCTAATATTGAACCAGTAAAAGACTATTTAAATCCTATACGAGCAACTTCTATGGAAGTTGTTAATCAATATGAAGATGAATCTCTTGATTTTGTCTTCATTGATGGTAATCATGAGTATGAATATGTAGTTAATGACATTAAACATTGGTTTCCCAAAATAAAGTATGGTGGGGTGTTATCTGGGCATGATTATGGTTATCCTCCAGTAAGTAAGGCAGTTTCTGATAATAACTTAGGTAATATTATCTCCAGAGAGGGTTGTTGGTTTTATGAAAAATCTTGAATAGTTTATTGGAGTAGTATAATACTATGAATATTGATTCTAAAATTTTGGTTGCTGG